CTATTATACTGATTGGCCGCTATCTAGACAAGAATTTGAAGATATGATAGTCCAAAAATATGATGGATATGTATTAACTACTAATCAAGATATATCTCAAGGATTTGTAAAAGGCGAAATAGTCAGAGGATTAATTTCTGGTGCTTATGGTACTTTAGAAAGTAAAGATGCTAATACAAATACGTTTAGAGTAACTAATATTGTTGGTCAATTTAGAGAGAATGAAATTATTCGTGGTGATATTAGCAATGATGTTAAGACTATTACTGGTCAAACAGAATATTATAATGCGACTAAATATTATGTAGATGGAGATGGTGCAATTGTTGATAAATCAGCCATTGTTGCTATTCCAGTTACTTATCTAGAATATGAGAAAGATTTAAACGACTTAAAAGCTGAAATTCGCGTTATTCGTCCTGCATATATTACGCGAATTGCAGATGAGTTTTTTAAACAAATTAATCCAAATCGTGAGTAACAAATGGCACAATTAGGTAAATTAGATTATTCGATAGTAAGTGCTAAGATTGTTTCATCTAATGGTGATTCATATGAATTTAAAGACTTGATATCAGGCGTTGATATCTATGAATCTTTATTGTCTCCATATATTAAAGCAGATTTAACAATTGTTGATTCTTCCAATTTGATGGAATCATTACCGATTATTGGCCAAGAAAAAGTTGATTTAACTATAATGGAAGGCAACAATCTAATACAAAGAGTATTTTATGTTGGTTCTATAACAAACTTTGTTAGAGCTAATAATCAGGCTGCACTTTATGTAATGAAATTAATTACTCCAGAGCAAATGATGAATAGTTTATTACTAGTGTCTCGTGCGTATGATGGTACATTAGATACAGCAATTGAAAAAATAACAAAAGACTATTTAAGAAGCAAATTAAACGTAAAAGAAAAAACAATTGGAAATTATGGTTTAGTCATTCCAAATTGGAATCCATTTCATGCAATTGATTGGATAGCAAAAAGAGCTATGACGTCTTCGAAGATGCCATTTGCTTTTTATGAAACATTCCAAGATGGTTTTATGTTTGAATCATATGAAACTATGTTTAAAAAGAAAACATATAATAAGTTTGTTCATAAGGGTGGTTCAACTGCAGAAGATGATGCTGATAATCAATCTGCAACATATAATGTTGCTTTTGAATATGACTTTAAAGATTACGCTAACACATATAAAAATACATTAAGAGGAGCTTTTGGTTCTGGTATGTGGGTTGTTGATATTGCAACAAAATCATATAAATTTGTACAATATAATTATGAAAATGATTTTAAGAAAAAAACTCATTTAGCCGAACAAGCGTTTGTTAATCCGGATTTTAAAGTTGAAGATAAAAAAATAACAGAATATGATGCAGTTCATTATACTATTAATAAAAACACAAAAGCTTTTGGCGATAAACCAGTAGGCAATTATAATAGTGCTGCTGAATATACAAAACTAGAAACAGATGCATTTGTTTATCAATTAACTCTTAATAAATTAACCTTATCTGTTCGTGGAAGAGCTGATTTAAGTGCTGGTAAAGTTATTGAATTTATTGTAGATAGAAATAGGCCATCTAGTTATGGTAATACAAGAGAAGATAATGAATATTTGAGTGGAAAATATTTAGTTCTTAACGTTCATCACAAGATGTCTGCAGGAAAATATGTGAATATTATAGACGTTGTTCGTGATTCTTTAGGTAAGAAGGTGAGAAAGAGCGAATGAAACAATTAATGCATTGGTGGACTGGCGTAGTTGAGGATAGAGATGACCCTCAAAAGCTTGGTCGTGTACGAGTTCGTATATTTGGTCTACATACAGATGATCTTTCCAAAATTAATATTGGAAATTTACCATGGGCTCATACTATGATGCCTTGTACATCAGCTTCTATTTCAGGCGTTGGTTTTTCTCCAACAGGTTTAGTTGAAGGATCTTGGGTAGTAGGTTTTTTTGCAGATGGTGAAAATATGCAAGATCCTATCGTTATGGGATCTATTCATGGTTATCCAACTCAACCGAAAGATGAACAAAAAGCATTTAAAGATTTCTATGGAGTATATCCTCGTTGGCACAATGACACTGATGTTAGTTATGTGGCCAGAGAAAAATGGAATGCGCATCAATCCTATTATTCTAGATATCATGAGAGAATAACAGGAATTGAAAAATCATCTAAACCAACATTAGATACCGTTGATACTAAAGCCTCTGAAGGTACTGAAGATGTACGCAAGACTTGGAATGAACCTGAACCAAGACATGGTGCTGGTGGTATGTATCCATATGTTCATGTACATGAATCTGAGCAAGGCATAGTACATGAAATTGATGATACACCAAACGGTGCTCGTATTGTCGAGTATCATCCAGCTGGTACTTGGCATGAAATATTTCCAGATGGAGATAAGGTAACCAAAGTTTCTGGAAATAATTTTGAAATAGTAGTTCATGACGAAAACATTTTAGTTCGTGGATCTAGAAGCGTAACTGTTGAAGGTGCTGCTCATTTATTAGTTAAAGGCGATTTAATAACTGAAGTTAGAGGTGATTATCATTTAAAGGTACACGGTAATCGTCATACAAAAATTGTTGGCAATGATTTTATGGAAGTAGTTGGAAACTTTAACCGTAACGTAAAACGCGATTTCTTAAGTAGAGTTGGTAAAAATCAAACGTTGTTAGTAGACGTTGATAAAACTGAATCTGTTGGTGGTACTAGTGGATTGACTGTTGTTGGTAAAGCTGATCAGATGTATCTTTCAACATATAGTATGTTTTCAAATGGTGCACAATCGATGTCTACTAATTCCACACAACAGTTTTTATCAAAGGATGGTTTAGATTTTGGTTCTCAATCGGACTGGATTTTAAATTGTAAGTCTAGTATGACAATTAATGTTAGTGGAGCACTTAATATTAATGCTGGACCAACGTTCAAAGTATTAGCAGATAAAGTAGAGTTAAATTAATATGGCAGATAATAAATCAAGTCCTGTTTGCGGCATTAATGCATCGCTCGATGAAGCTAAAGCCGCAATTGATTCATTGAAAGGACAAATCGCTGCGGGCGTCAATTCAATTGGAAATCTTGGAGATATAGCTGAAACTATTAAAAGTAAACTTGCAGAAGTAAACATTCCTCAAGTGCCAATAACAAATTTACAACAAGAATTAGCTAATTTACCAAATTTATCACCAGAAGAATATCAAGCTAAAGTTGCCGAACTAAAGCAAAAGTTTGGTGCAGCGATGAAAGAAGCTGGCCAAGATTTAGACGAAGTTATTGGTAAAATACCAAAACCTGCTGGATTAACAGTAGATGGTGATAAGGATATATTTGCTGGACTAGCAGCATTAAATGATAAGCTTGGAAAAGCATTTCAAGAAGCACAGCAACAGTTATCTCAATTAAATATTGAATCTATTGTTGGAGATATATGTAAAGGTGTTCCAAATTTAGAAATTCCTGAAGTTACTGAAACACAAGTAATCGTAGATCCACAAAATCCACAAAAACAACAGGAAGTAGTAGTTCCTGTTCCACAAACTCCTACAGTTAATCCGGATCCTCCAAAACAACCTCAAAAAGATCCAGTTGTAGAATCTAAGCCAAAGGCACCTCCAGCTGGAGGTTTTACCTTTGCATTTACAGCTGATAAATTACAAGCTGCGTGTGGTGCTGAAGCTGCAAAATGGCATAGTTATTTAAGTGAAATGCTACCAAAGTATAATATTACCACTCCAGAACGTGTAGCTGCGTTCTGTGCAAATGTTACAGTAGAAACTAATTGGAAACTTTTAGAAGAAAATTGTAATTATGGAGCCAATTTCCTATACAATTCATTAAATCCAGGTAAAAAACGCTTTCCAACCTTGGAGGATGCTCAAGCTCTAGTAGCTAAAGGTAAGGAAGCGATTGCAAATGTAATTTACGGTAATCGTATGCTAAATGGACCTCCAGAAACAGGAGAAGGCTACAAATATAGAGGTAGAGGTCTTAAACAATTGACGGGTAAAGATAACTATACACGCGCATCAAAGGTATTTTTTGGTGATGATAGATTAGTTACTAATCCAGATCAAGTAGTAACTGATAAAAATATTGCTGTAGAAACAGGATGCTGGTATTATAAGACTGTCAATATTGCTTCTTATGCAGATAAGAAAGATTGGGGCGCATGTGCAGCGTTGGTTAATCTTGGAAGACCTATCAAGAGTAATGAAGATGCAACTAAAATTGTAATTGGATATAATAAACGCGTAGAATTAGCTCAAAAAGCATATAATACCTTCAATGGATAATAAATAGGATCATGCGTACTCAAAACCCATCAGATTCTTCATCCCCAGCGTCTATTATAAGCTCTGTAGTTCATAGCGACTTAGATTTGCTTTTTAAACCTAATCCAATTAGCGGAGATATAAATCCACTAAAAGATGTTGAAGCTATTAAAAACTCAGTAAGAAATCTAATGCAAACTAACTTTCAGGAAAGACCATTTCAACCTGAAATTGGCTCTGGAATTAGAGGATTATTATTTGAATTAGCTGATCCAATCACTATGCATGACATAGAGATGGCTATACAACGCACAATCGATAACTTTGAACCACGAGTTATTGTACAAAATATAGACATTAGTGATGACATTGACAATAATGCATATAATGTATCACTTACATTTCAAGTTATAGCTACAGAACAAGTTAGCACAGTAACAATCATATTAGAGAGATTACGATAATGGCATCTAACCTAAAAGTAACAGAGTTAGATTTTTTCCAAATTAAGGAAAACTTCAAATCTTACTTAAAAGCACAACAAGATAAAGGTAAATTCACCGACTATGACTTTGATGGGTCAGGAATGTCTGTGCTTTTAGATATTTTAGCTTATAATACTCATTATAATGCTATTAATGCTAATATGGCAATGAATGAAGTATTTTTAGATAGCGCCGAACGTCGAAACAACGTTGTTTCACTCGCAAAGATGTTATCATATGTGCCAAGATCTGCTTCTGCGGCATATTCAATTGTTAATTTTGATGTAAATTCCCCAGCTGGATCTCCTCTTACTCTAACATTAGAACGAGGAACACGCTTTGTGTCAACTGTGGGCGATAATCAGTATAATTTCGTCGTTTTAGATAGTAAAACAATAGTTCCTCAAGATGTTACAATCACAAATGAACAAACCGGATTGCCAACCACATACTATAATGTTTATAGATTTGAGAATGTAAAAATTAGTGAAGGTAGTATTAAAAATATACAATATACCGTTGATTCTTTTGATAACGGACACTATTTTGAAATCCCAGATATAAACGCTGATATTTCTACACTAATTGTAAAAGTAAAAGAAAATAGCGTATCAACAAAAGCAGATGTATATACTCTTGCTACTGATTTCACAACAGTAAAAAGCGACACTCAAGCATATTTTTTACAAGAAGGTCTTGATGGAAAATATGAAGTTTATTTTGGTGATGGAACCGTTGGTAAACAACTTGTGGGTGGAAATGTTGTAACATTGGAATGGCTAAGTACAAATGGTGTTGCCGCAAACGGCGCTAGTGTGTTTTCACTGGCTGATACTATTTCAGGAAACACAGATATTACGTTATCTGTGTTAAATAAGTCAATCGGTGGAGCAGGAAATGAAGATATTTCTTCAATTAAATTTAATGCACCGCTATCATATCTTTCACAAAACAGATGTGTGACATCAGCTGACTATCAGGCTATGATATCAAATAATTATGGAGATGTGGAAACTGTGACGGTTTGGGGTGGAGAAGAAAATGATCCTCCTCAATATGGCAAAGCATATATTTGTGTTAAGCCAAGAAATGCTGATTTTTTAGATGATGTAGAAAAATCATACATTATCGATAGCATTTTAAAACCAAAGAATGTAGTTTCAATTAGTCCAGTAATCGTAGATCCAGAATACACATATTTGTATTTAGATGTATTTTTTAAATATAATCCTAATGCTACTGATTCAACGTCTAGTCAATTAGCTACTATTGTTTATAATACTATTAATAATTTTAATAATAATGAATTGAAAAAATTTGATGGCGTATTTAGACATTCACGTCTATTAGGCTTAATTGATAATTCTGATACTGGCATTTTAAGTTCTACTATTAGACTTTATATGCAAAAGCGTTTAGTACCAACACTAGGTACATTTAAACGTTATGAATTAAAATTTTCAGCGCCTATTTTTGGTTCTCGTGCTAATGTTAATGAACCAATCATCAAATCTAGTGCATTTGTCCACAATGGTCAAACTGTGTATATTGAAGATCGTGTGCTAAAAGTTGGAGAAGTTAATACACATTTGGGTGAAGGCGCTACACACGTGTTACAAATGTATACTATTGCAGATAATAGTAAAGTTGTTGTAAACACAGATGTTGGTTATATTAATGCTGATACTGGTAAAGTAGTCTTGATTGATCTTTTAGTTGATTCATTGCTAAACAATTTATCATATATTTCATTTAGTACTATTCCAGCATCTGATGATATTGCTCCTAAGAGAGAACAATTGTTAGAAGTTGATATGTCACTAGTTAACATTACACCTACAATTGATACTATTGCAACTGGAGCTTCTCAATCGGGTATTGGTTACACAACAACAAATAGGTTTGTATAATGCAAAATCTTCAAAGAATTCCTTTATCTGATGATAAATTTTATGCATTAGATTCGATATTACCAGAATATTTGAAAGAAAATGTAAATTTTACAGAATTTTTAAAGACATATTTTGAGTGGAATCAATTAAATGTTGATTCTCCTATTGGTATCATTAACAAATTAAATGAAAACAGAGATATTGATTTAGTCGATGACAGATATATTAAATATCTTGAAATGGAATATGCTGTTGCAATTCCGGGAAATATGCCTGACATTGACAAGCGTAAATTATATAAACAAATAAATGATATTTACAGAGCTCGTGGAACTATTCCAGCATTTGAAGCATTATTTAATTTATTGTATGGTGATGAAATAGAGATTTATTACCCACGCGTAGATTTGATGAAACTATCAGATGGAAATTGGAATGAAGCAAATAGTCGCTATTTAAATAAAGGTGGCTTTTTATCTAATTATAATTATATTCAAGATAGTAATTACTATCAAGATTATTCTTATGTAATTAAAACACGTAAACCATTCGAACAATGGGAAGGTCCAGTTAAAAAAATGCTACATCCAACAGGATTTGCATTATTTGGACAAGTAGTAATTAGAAGTCAAGCAGAAGTAAAGAGATTAAAATCTCCGCTTGCACAACCAGGTTCTACAATTTCTTCATATAACAATACAATAGCGTTATATGCTCCAGCTGTAAAGGCTTCTACTACAGTTGTTGAAACGACTTCATTTTTGAATACACTATACATCTCTATAGTAAACACATTATTTAAACCAAAATTTGGTCCTGGATTTGCATTACTAGATAAGATTAAATTTATGATTAATCAACCAAATAGAATTTATGGAAATTTCACACTAGCGCAAGCAGCTGGTGGATCTCCATTTAATATTTTACCTAATTCTTCCATTACAGTAAGCTAATGGAAAGTCTATAAATAATAAAGGTTAAACTAAGGACAGACTATGTCAGCAATTATCACTACAAAATTTCGTTATCAGACCGCACAGAACTTAATCAATGCGATTGGTGGTAATGGATCACAAGGTACAGAGAGCTATTATCTTTTTATTGGCAGAACTGAAAGTTGGTCAAATGACAATACACCACCAACACCTGCAGATTCTCCTAATAATGAAAATGATGCTCGTTATAATATGTTATCTCTTAAAAAAATTACATCTGGCTATATTAGTCACGTGATTCCAAGATATACATGGACTTCAGGACAAACATACTCTGAATATGATGACCAAGATGATGCATTGACCACAAAGCGTTTTTATGCATTCACTGATGATGATTTAACAGTATGGAAATGTATTAAAGCCGGTTCAGGTCCATCTGTGATTAAACCAACTACTGCGTCTACTTCAATTGGTAGTGTATTATCTGACGGTTATCAGTGGAAATACATGTATACATTAACTGGTTCTGATATCGGTAAATTTACAACATCTACATTTATTCCAGTAAAAACGCTAGCTGCTAATGATAACTCTTATCAGTGGTCAGTACAACAAGCTGCTATTTCAGGCGGCATTCATAGAATTAAGATTGTAGATGGAGGATCTGGTTATCAATCTAAACCTACAGTCACAATTACAGGAAACGGAACTGGATGTACTGTTCAAGCTTCTGGTGTTACATTGACAAATGGCGTTGTCACAGAAATTTTAGTTAATACTCCTGGTACTGGATACTTACAAGCAAATGTATCATTTACAGGTGGTGGTCCAACAGTTGCAGCAACAGCTCGAGCAGTAATTTCTCCAGCAGGCGGTCATGGTAGTGATCCGGTTAAAGAGCTTGGTGGATATTTTGCAATGATTACATCAACTCTTGCTGGCGCTGATGGAAATGGTGATTTCATTGTTGATTCTGGTTTCCGTCAAATTGGTATCATGCGTAATCCAATAGATACTGCTACTAGTGCAATCGCTACAGGCACAACATATTCAGCTTGTAAAAAGATTACTGTAAATAATGTTGCAGGTGGTACTTTTGCACACTACACAACTTTAATTGGTAATACATCTACTGCAAATGCAAAGATCGATTCTGTTAGCGGTAATGTATTGTACATTCATCAAAATAGCGGTACAGGATTTACAAATTTCCAAGTCGGCGAAACAGTACATGTTGGTACAGTAACAGCAACAGTTGCATCAATTACACAACCAGAGATTAATCTATCATCTGGAGAAGTATTATACATTGAAAACATTTCGCCAGTAACACGAAATGTTAATCAAACAGAAGATATCAGATTAGTTTTAGAGCTATAATAAAAAGGCAAAAATATGTCATTAACAGTTTTTTCACAAGCACCATATTATGATGATTACGATGCAGATAAACGCTATCTGCGCATGTTATTTCGTCCAGGTGTTTCTCTTCAAGTTAGAGAATTAAACCAACTTCAAACATATCTTCAAACTCAAATTGAACGCTTAGGATTACACCTTTTTAAAGAAGGTTCAATGGTAGTTCCAGGTCAAACTGGTGTTGATATTAAGGCTGTTTATTTAAAAATTGAATCAACTACTAACGGAGTTAACGTTAGTACATTCCTTTCACAGTTGGAAAATGCTGTATTTACTGGTGCTAGTGGAGTTCAAGCACAAGTACTTGCGTATAGTAACTCTGAGGGTACTGATCCAATTACATTATTTGTTCGCTATGTTTCATCATCTGCTAGCAACAATACAGTAAAAGAATTTAGTCCAGGTGAATTATTAACAACTATCATCAACACAGAAACATATACTGTACAAATTAAATCTCTTGCCAATGATCCGATTGGAATGGGTTCTCTTGCCTATATTCAAGCTGGTATTTACTTTATTAAGTCAGAATTTGTACAAGTTGATACAACGACGATTATTCTTGACAAATACTCTAATACTCCATCATATAGAATTGGTCTTTTAGCACATGAAAATATTGTAACATCTAATACTGACGTTACATTAGTTGATAATGCTAATGGTTCTCCTAACGAAAATGCACCTGGCGCACATCGTTATCAACTATTATTAGAATTTATTAAGCTAGATTTAGATTCCACAACTGACCAAAATTTTATTGAATTAATTAAAGTTGAAGGTGGAGTTTTACAATCAAAGGTTGATACAACAACTTATTCTGAACTAGCTAAAACATTAGCTCGTCGTACATTTGATGAGTCTGGTAACTATACAGTTCGTCCATTTAATTTCTCATTTAAAGAACATCGTAACAACGATCGTGGTACTTGGTCAGCTGCAACTGTTTACAAATATAATGATATCGTAAAGTCCGGATCTAATTATTTTGTTTGTACAGAAAATGGTACTTCTGGTACAATTAGTCCTAGCACAACATTTAGTTCTACTAATCCATATCAAGTATTGTCTGATGGCGTTTTACATTGGAATTATACAAATCGTCCTCCATATAATCGTGGGTATAAGCGTCCTGAAGAGGGCGGCGATGAAGCAATGTTTGCTATGGGTATTGATGCTGGTAAAGCATATGTTCAAGGTTTTGAAATTGAAAAAATTGCAACTGAATTCTTGCCTATCGATAAAGCTCGTCAATATGATCGCATTGAATCTGACTCTGTAAATATTAAGTATGGTAATTACATTTACCTTACAAACTTGTATGGTGTTCCAGATTTAACTGCATATCCAACTATCAAGTTATATGATCAAATGTTACCGTCTACCGGTGCGCAAAGTGCTGGTACAGGTAATCAGATTGGTACTGCTCGCTTAAGAGCAATTGAATATGATTCTGGTACTCCTGGTACAAATGCTGTTTATAAAGCATACTTAGCAGATGTTACTATTTCAAGTGGTTATTCACTTGAGAGAAACTTAAAATCTGTATTCTTCGATTCAGGTACAACATTGAATAATATTGCAGCTGATGTTGTTGATATGGGTCAATATACAACATTGACTGGTACAATCTCTGCATCTTCAACTACTGTTACTGGTGTAGGTACTAAATTTTCAACTGAATTAAAGGTTGGTGATTACATCTATGCATTGAATTCAAGCGGCACATATGAAACTCGTCGTGTAACAGCTATTACTAATAATACAGCTTTAGCAATTGCTACTGCATTTAGCGGTACAATCACTGGTGTAATCTTTAAACGCGTGATGTCTGGTGTATCTGATCCAAGTTATACTAGCTTATTATTCCCGCTTGCATATTCATTCATTCGTAAAGTTCGCGGTGGCACAAACGATGCTACTATTGCAACCAACTACACAACAACTCAGAAGTTTACAGCGACTACATCTAGTGGACAGACGTCTATCACTATTTCAGTGGGTGCGGCTATTGGTGTTACTACTGTTGGTACTGAATTTAACCCGGCTGCTAGTAAAAATCAATTCATTGTTATTAATAGAACTACTGGACGTGCTGTTAATCCATCAGCAGTTACATTAGCCAATAACGGTGCAGATGCAGTAATTAGCGGTGTTTCAGCATCTTCTTCTTATACTGTTCTAGCACCAGTTCGTAAATCTGGTACTACTGCTCAAGAAAAGAAAAAGACTCTAGTTTTAAATGCAACGGCTGATTTCACTAGTGCTAGTGCAGTTGCTCCATTAAAACTATCGCTTGGTCATGCTGATGGCTATCGTGTTGTTGCAGTTTTAATGCGCAAAGATGGAAGCTTCACAGCTTCATCTGATCCATCACTCACAACTGATATTACAGATTGGTTCTCATTTGACGATGGTCAACGTGATACATTCTATGATTTAGCAAGTATTACACGCAAAAACGGATATCCAAATCCAACTGGTGCTGTAAGAGTTGTGTTTGATTATTTTAGTCATACTGCTGGTAATGCTGGTGACTATTTCACTGTTGACTCATATGGAATTCCATATGAAAAAATTCCATATTATACATCAACTGTAGGCGTGATTGCACTTGCTGATGTAATGGATTTCCGACCACGTATTGATGATGCTGGTGCAACTTACACATCAACCGGCGCATCTGGTTCAGAATTACCTAAAGTAGGTTTTGAAACGATTGCAAGTTATTCATACTACCTATCACGTAGAGATAAAATTGCTCTAGACATTAATGGTAAGTTTTATGACATCAGCGGTACAGATGGATTAGCTCCACAAGAGCCAAAAGATCCATCACTTGACATGTTATTGGCTAAATTAGCTGTTTCTCCATATACATTATTCCCAGATAAGGGATCAGTTTCTATTGAAGTTACTGATAACAAACGCTATACGATGCGTGATATCGGCAAGCTTGATAAACGTATTGAAAACTTAGAATATTATACAGCTCTTTCATTATTGGAAACTGATACTAAGAGTATGTCTATCAAAGATGATGTTGGATTAGAACGTTATAAAAACGGGTTTATCGTTGATAGTTTTAAAGGATCAGATCTTGGAGACGTGGCATCATTAGACTATCGTTGCTCTATTGATATGACTAATCAAGAATTGCGTCCATTCTATACAATGGATAACGTAAACTTAGTTGAAAAATATCAAAATAATAGTGATCGTATTGCTCATGGTTATCAGTTAACAGGTCATATCATCACATTACCATATGTTAATCAGGAATTCATTAAACAACCATATGCTTCTCGTACAGAAAATGTAAACCCATTTGCGGTGTTTACATTCTTAGGTCAGATGTCATTAAATCCTCCTGGTGATGATTGGTTTGAAACAGATCGTCGTCCTGATGTTATTACTAACGTAGAAGGTAATTTCTCTGCTACTCAGTCAGCTCTAGAAAAAGCTGGAGCACTTGGTACTGTGTGGAATGCATGGCAAACTACATGGACTGGAGCAACACGTACTATCGATCGCTTAAAAGTTACTCGTGGATTTGATGGTACAGATTATGGTTTAGGTGGCGGTCGTTGGTCTGATCGTCATACATTTACTGCAGCTGAACTTGCAGCTATTGGTGGTAATGCTGTCAACTATGGACAAGATGGCGTTGGAGCTCGTGTCTTAACATATCAAACAACCGCTACAACTATTGGTCAAGCGCGTACTGGTATCACAACTACTATTGTACCAAAAACTGATTATCAAGTTGTTGATGATAAAGTTCTTCAAACAGCAGTTATTCCATACATTCGTTCGCGTGATTTAGTGTTCGTATGTAGAGGACTAAAACCAAATGCACAATTAAACGTATTCTTTGATGATACAAATATCGCAAACTATTGCTATCCAGCATCAAAGGTTGTATGTGTTAATAATGGATCCGTAGCATTTGATACAACATCTAACGTTGGTGCTGCATCTGGAGATATTGGTCGTCAATTGAATGGTGCTCCTGAAACTGGTTATAATACTGGTGATGTTGTATATGTTTCTTCACGTAATGGCACTGCATATAACTCACAAATCACTTCACCAGCGCGTGGAGTTGCAGTGTTGACAGAAAAATCAGTTGAAACTGGCGCTGAAGCCGTTTATCTAGTAAACGTTGCTGGTACATTCCAAGCTGGTGATACAATTAAGGGTTCAGTTTCTGGTGCGACATATATTATTCCAGCTGGAACAGCAAATATTACTGCTCAAGCAAAGGGTAGTACACTAAGTACAAACTTTAATGGTAACTTAGCCGGTGTATTTGCAATTCCAAATACTGATGCTGCGCGTTTCCGTACAGGTACTCGTGAATTTAGATTAACTGATAGTGCTACTGCTGATGGTCGTGATTATACTACACAGGGTCGTGGAAGTTATACTGCTAAGGGTATCTTAGAGACTAAACAACGTTCAATTAATGCTGTACGTAATGCAGAAGTTGTAACAGTTCCAGCATCTGAAGAACGCACTCAGGAAATTTTCTCTCCAGAACGTTTAGTTCGTGATACTGGTTGGTATGATCCTCTTGCACAGACTATCATGATTCAATCTTCAGGTGGTGCATTCTTAACAGGAGTTGACATTTACTTCTATACTAAAGATGCAAGCATTCCTGTAAACTTGCAAATTCGTGAAACAGTTAATGGATATCCAGGACCTGGTATTCTTCCATTCTCCAAAGTTTCGTTAACACCAGATAAGATTAATACATCGCCTGATGCATCTGTACCAACCAGATTCACGTTCGAATCTCCAGTATTTGTGAATGATCAGGTCGAGCACTGTATTGTGTTATTGTCTGATTCGAATAACTATCGTGTATGGATTTCTCAACTCGGTGAAAAGAATATCAATTCTGACAGATTTATTTCAGAACAACCATATACTGGTGTTTTATTTAAATCTCAAAACGCTTCTACGTGGACAGCTAACCAAGAACAAGATTTGAAGTTTACTGTATATCGCGCAAAGTTTAATACGGCTGCTCAAGGTTTAGCAACATTTACTAATGACATCATTGGGCCAGCAACATTAGATCGTAGCCCATTTAAGACAACTCTTGGTACAAACAAAGTTCGTGTGTTCCAGCGTAATCATGGTATGCCAGCCGGTTCATCAGTAATTATCAGTAACGTTGGAGCTGCAACATACAATGGTATTGTTACTACATCATCAACTGGTTTAAATGGTACATTTACTATTAGTAACGTCGAAGTTGATTCATATGTAATTACAGTATATACTAATGCTACTGCTACAGGTTTTGTTGGCGGAGATAACGTTGTAGCTACTGCAAATATTCCTTATGATGCTATTCAGTTGGCAACTACAAACCAAGTGTTCTCTGATACTGCATTAGATTTTGGTGTAATTACGACTGACACTTCTTACAATAAAGATTTAGATACGTCGCCAATTATTCCAAACGAAACATTATATTTTACTTCAAGCGGATTAGTTGCTTCACCTATCAATCAAACAAACAGTTTACTTGGCGAAGGTAATAAATCATTAGAAGTCGTAGCACATTTATCATCTACTAATGATGCATTATCACCAATCATCGATACAACTCGTCTATCAATGACTACTATCAAGAATAGAATTGATAATCTTACTGTAACTACTAAGAACGTAGTTCAGTTAGATGACATTAAGATTGCAGATGCTGTATCTGGTATCACGTTTGATAGTGGTAATCCAACGAAGATTTATATGCCTTCTGCAGTTCGTGGAAATGCAAAGGGTGTTGCGATTGGTAAATATGTTTCAGTATCTGGTACTACAAGTAATAATACGTCTACTCCAGTTCGTGTTGTTTCAATTGCAACCGATGGTTCATATATTGAAACAACTGGAACATTTACAACAGAATCTCCATCAACTGCAACAGTTACTTTAAAAGATAGCTATATTGCTGAAGATGCTCCAATCGGCGGTTCTGCAGTTTCTAAATATTTAACACGAGTTGTTAACTTAGAGAAACCTTCAACATTCTTGAAGATCATGTTTGCAGCTAATGTACCACCAACACTTGATTCAGATGTTGAAGTTTGGTATAAATTAATACCAACCGGTACAAATGGTGATATTAGCTTGTATCCATTCGTAAGAGCAACTAATGCTGTTAAAGGTATCAGAAAAACATCTAATACAAGCGAATTCGTTGATGTTGAATATGATCAATTAAACCTTCCAGCGTTTGACGCCGTTGTAGTTAAGTTAGTATTTAAAGGCGCAAACACTGCACAAGTACCTCGTGTGAAAGATTTGAGGATCATTGCTTGTGCTTAAAGTTAAAGTTGAGAATGAAAGTAGATTAGTCAGAGATATGTCTTCAGGCGCTATCATTAACACAGATGATAGCGCACATGAAGCATATTTAAGACAACGCGAAAATTTACTTAGATCTAAACAACAACTTGACCAGAATTCACAGGACATCCAAGATCTGCGAGGGGAAATAAGCGATATTAAGCAATTGCTAACTCAAATATTAGCAAATGTCCAGAAATAAGAGAGAACTAAATGTCTGTTATCAATGTGAGTCTAGAAGATACATTTGAACAGTGGCGAGTTAAGACAAATGCAATTAGTTCTTTTGCTGGTGATCAAGCTTCTCTTCTAACAACCTCAACAAGTTTAGCTGCAGCTATTAATGAGGTGCGTTCATTCGCTCCAATTAGTGGTACAATAAACACGTATGGAAATAATTTTTCTGTACAAATCGATTCAGTTGATGGTGCAGAACTTGTATTAGATCAGAACGGTAATCTTACACTTCAAGGTAAACTATACGCTGACTGCGTTGGCAACTTAATCGGTAATGCTGATACTACTACTAAATTAAGAACAGCACGTATTATTTCAATTACTGGTGATGCCACATGGAATATTACCTTTGATGGCTCTACAAATCAAAGCGCTGCATTATCACTTAATCCTAGTGGAGTTGTACCAGGAACATATACTAAAGTAACAGTTGGTGGTGATGGCCGCGTAACATCTGCGACTAATGCAAATCTAGCCGATATTACTGCTAGTTGTGGCTATACACCAGTTTCTACACTAGCTGGTTATAATGATCCATCTTGGATCACAGGTCTTAGCGGCGCAAAGATTTTAAGTACTTCTTCAATAGCTGTTACTAATGCAACTATTGGTAATAGACTATTAGTTGGTAATGGTTCACAGACTCAACCAAGTATTGGATTCTCTTCTGATACAAATCAAGATACAGGTTTGTATTGGTCAACTGAAGGTTACATCTGTTTTACTAATCAGGGTGTAATTAGTGGAGCTATTCAACCTGGCGGTCACTTAGTTATGGCAGGTGACGTAGTTGCATATTCTGATATTAAATTTAAAAAGAACGTTGAAACTATTAAAGATGCATTAAGCATAGTTAATAAAATGCGTGGTGTTTATTATGATCATGTTACTACTAATGAACACAAGATTGGTGTCATTGCTCAAGAAGTAAAGCAGCAAGCTCCAGAATTAATACATACAGAAGCAGATGGTACTTTAGGCGTTGCATATGGAAATATGGGCGCATTACTTTTACAAGCCATTAATGAATTGACTGAAAGAGTAAAAGCTCTTGAGGATAGATAATGACATTACAATCAACAGGTCCAATTACAATAGCGGATGTATATAAGGAAGCTCGTAAAAAAGCCGGTGTTTATATTGAAGGTACTGTAACAGCTTCTGGTATTACAGCAGAAGTTAATACATATTCGGCAAATTTATCATGGATTCAAAATAATACTAAACCAGCATATAGAGATAATATAGCTAATCTTTCAGGCGTATTGGGTTATGCTTATTATCAAAAAAATAATGCAGGTAATTGTGATAATGGTAATTGTACAGTTGCTGCAGCAAATTGTGGTAATATTCAATGCACGAACTGTCAAATTACTTCTACAGTAAATTGTGTTAATTGTGATTCACAAGAATGGTTACAACCAAATTGTAACTGTGCGTGCACCTATAATTGTGTTCAAAGCCAAGTTTCATATAATTGTGCTTGTGCTTGTGCTTGTGCTTGTGCATGTGGAGACGCTTGCGGCGGCTAATAAATATTATTTTGAAGGATTAATATAATGATTTTTGAAATATTGGCTGAACGCCATTCAGAAGACAGAAAACTATTTTGGTATGATAACCAACTTAGTACTCTTACTAGTGAGGATGGTATTGTATTTCAAATACCAACTAGCGAAAACATTGATGACATTACACCTCCAGTAGTGCCGTTTTCAAAAGACACACCTCTAAAAAAATCCAAACAAATACAAAAATTAAAGATCCAAATGGGTCTTTCATGCAATTATTCTTGTGATTATTGTTCACAAAAATTTGTTGGACGTCCGCCAGAAACATCTAAAAAAGATATTGATGATTTTCTTGCAAAATTAGATGTATTAGAATTTTGTGAAGAGAAAGGTCTAAGTATTGAATTTTGGGGTGGTGAACCATTTGTATATTGGAAGACTATGAAACCTCTTGCTGAAGCAATTCGCGAGAGGTTTTCTCATTGGAAAAAAGCACCTAAATTTTCTGTTATCACAAACGGATCTATATTAACTAGAGAAATTTGTATGTGGTTAATGTATAATGGATTTGCAGTTTCAATTAGTCATGATGGTCCAGGTCAAAGTGTGCGTGGTCCAGATCCATTCGAAGATCCAGAAAATAAAAAGATTGTATTAGAATTTTATAAGATGATGCGACCTTTGGGTAGAATTAGTTTTAATTCAATGTTGAATTCTAAAAACAAGAGTCGTAAAGAGATTCATGAATGGTTTATAAATTTTACAGGTGATGAAAATGTTATATTGGGTGAAGGTGGATTAGTAGATGCATATGATGCTGATGGAATGAATAATTGCCTAACTACAAAGCAAGAACATTTTGAGTTTAGACGAACAGCATTTAATGATATCTTTAGTGTAGATGCAAATATTGGATTTGATGGAATAGTTCAAAAAATTAATGGTTTTATTGAATCTATTTTACATCAGAAAAAAGACTATTATCTTGGCCAAAAATGTGGAATGGACAACGAACACGTCTTAGCAATTGATATGAAAGGTAATGTCTTAACATGTCAAAATGTTTCTGCTGTAGAAACTGCAATGAATGGAGAATCACATTTAAGCGGCAATTTAGATGATTATGACAATGTCTTAATTAAATCGGCTACTCATTGGATGAATAGACCAAAATGTGGAGATTGTCCAGTATTACATCTATGTAAAGGATCATGTATGTTTTTACAAGATGAATATTGGAATACTACATGTGATAATGCATATAGCGATAATATAGTGCTTTTTGCAATTGCATTTCAAAAAATCACTGGAGGTTACATCCCATTTTACATAAATAGTGATATATTACCTGAAGATAGAAAAGATATTTGGGGTACATTATCTAAACATGAAGAAGAACCTAAGAGAAAGGTTATTCCAATCAAGGTAATTAATGAAAAAGTAAAATTAGATGATGTAGAAGTATACACTCAAGCAAGGGCAGAAAAATGATTATTTTAAACAACACCATTGAAAATTTATCAGCACTAGTTGAACTTCTTGCAAGTATTGGAAACGTTGTTCAAGTACGCGCAAATGAAGTCTTAAGAGAAGCTGTAAAAGCCAAGCTTGGAGGAGAGAGTCTTCATATTTGTTGTATGGTTAAGCGCAGAGATGGTGCCGATCATTATATTCAATTTAGAGATTATATTCATGTTGAAGATATAACTAATATTGATAAACATCAAGGAATTGTACAAAAATTTAAGATGAATATTGATAATTATATTTACAAAGATATTCTCCCAGATCAAATGACTGATATGGCAACAGCTGTAGCATATGATTTACAGGCATAATTATGTTAACTGATAATGAAAATTTAATACAGCTAATAAAACAGCTTGAACAACTTGATCATGTAATACAAGTACGTTTTCATAAGGTATTAAAGCAAAAATTTGTTGATCAGGTTGGCCAAGATGGAATAAACATATTGTGCATTGTTCCAAGTACAATGGCAGAAGATGTGTTTGTAAGATTTACAACTCTTTTGCCGAATGAAGTTTATAATAATATCAATATGCATCCATCGGTAATTAATAGTATAAAAACTAGAATTGACGATTATATTTTAAACAATACTCCTCCAGTAAAATATTAATGTTAAGTAAAAAAGAATCATGGGAATTTTATATGTCGCTTTATCCTTATTTTATAAGGGATGAAGATGTATCCATGAATCTTGCTACTAGGGGGAAATTTGCAATATTAATGAGTAATGATAAATTTGGAAGGATTATTGCGCTTAGTCAATACTTTAAATCATTACGATATATTCAAAAAGACCCAAATGCATTTGGAATATTAAAAGAACCAACCTATGATACTCCAATTGAATTTGGTTTAAATGATTGCTGGAGATGGCAACTTGTATATACAGATTCTGTGAATTTAGAATGGCGTGAAGTTTATGATTTTAAAGATACTGAAGAGTTATATAATGCAATTTTAAATATTCAAAAAGTAGCAGCAATTGATTTTATTACCACTAGAATTAGAAGAAATACTAGACATATTTCACGATATTTAAGACATCAAGAAAAAATATACTTTTACAAATATATTGAAGCATGTGATATATTAAAATCAGATGTAGTTGATGCATTGGATGGACAATATCCATTTGTTGATGGATATGCAAAGATTATTGATTCTAGCTTACAAGATGCTGCTAGAGATATTAAACTACAATACGAAAATAGAAATGCAACTGTCGCTGAGTATGAAAATATGAGATTAAAATACTTTAAACGTATCTTAGATGAAACCAAGATTGAAAATTTAAAAGATATCGTAGAACAATTTATGTCAGATAGAGAATATTGATATGTTAACAGATTTAGAAATTGATGAATATTATAAAACACAATTACAGTATTTTATTAATCCTAATGATAAACTATTAGATATGTCATTAAATAATAAGCAATCTAATATATTAGTTGATGTTACTGATAAGCGTATCTTTGGAGTTGGTGTTTATTCAGGCAGTGTAAGAGCATTATCATCCTTTGATAAGCAAGTTGTATATTCTTATATTTTTGATAGTATGAAAAATGGAGTTCAACGTACAATCTTTAGTAGAAATAAAGCTTGGAGAATGCGTATTAGTGATGATGGTTATAGTTGGGTAGATTCTCCAAATATTGCAACTATTGAACAATTACATGGATATATTTTAATAAACCAGAAGATTGCTTTATTAGATGTTATTCAAGCTGAGATTGATAGATTTAGAAGATTAATTACTAAAGGAACTGATAGTCAACAAAATATATATTTTTCAAAGTATATAGAAGCTAAATATATTATAGAAAATAATATAGAAGCTGATCCTTTATTACAATATCCTTTTACTACTGGATATGCTGAATTGCATGATCTTACCCTTCAAGAATCTGCTAAACGTATCATGTTTCAACATGATACTATGGCTAGTAGACTTGCAGAAACTGAAAATTTTAGATTAAAGTATTCGTATATTGTTAGAGACAATAATGATATTACACAACTCAAATCGATTCTTAATGCCTTTATGACTGAAAGCACTCAATACAGCAGCTTATGAAAAAAACTATATTCTTTAATAGCTATGATTTATTTGTAAATCCAGCTCATTATGATGCGTGCAATAAATTACCAGGTGGCCATGCTATGCGTGGATATTATCAATTATTCTCTAATAATATTAGTACTCATGATAGGACAAATACATTTACTACTCCCATCAAAACTGATATTATGGATCATTTAAAGCTTCCTGAATTTAAAAAGTTTGATAGAGATTTTGGTGAATTAATCGATGAGCGTGCTATTGAATTGATGAATCAGGTTAAAGAATCAGGTCGAAAACTAGCAGTTATGTATAGTGGAGGTATTGATTCTACTGCTATTCTATGTGGATTATTAAAAAATTGTTCTGAAAAAGATTTAAAAGATCATGTTGTTGTATTATTAAGTGATCATTCTATTTTAGAAAATCCTAATTTTTATAAAAATTATGTAGTTAAAAAATTTGAATGTGTATCAAGTTTTAGATTTCCATATTTTGTGGGTAATGATGACTTTCTGTTAATTTCTGGAGAATGTGCAGATCAATGTTTTGGATCTCAGGTAACTGGTAAATTTTCATCATATAGACCATATGAA